CACATACCGATATGTCACTGATGTCATTTTGTTCGTTCCTCGCAAGTCAGGTAAGACAACCATTGCGTCCATCATTGCGTTGTATGAGTTGCAGTTTGGTGATGCTGGCGCTGAAGTGTTTACTCTAGCTACCAACAGGGATCAAGCGTCTATTTGCTTTGATTCGTCCAAAGCTATCGTAGAAAACATGAGGCCCGAGTTGGGGGCTAAATTTATTGCCTACCGCAGTGAACTGAAGAAGGCTGGCGACTCGACCTCGACCTACCGTGCGCTGTCGCGAGAAAACCGTAAGACAGGTGACGGTAAGAACCCGTCTTGCGCCATGATTGATGAAGCTGCTCAGATTACTGAAAGACAGTCAATTGAGGTGTTGCACTCGGGCATGGGCGCTCGAAAGAACCCGCTGCGGATGTACCTGACAACTGCCAGCTTTACTAAGGAAACGAAATTCTTTGAAGACCTTTCGCACTACCGTAGCGTGTTGCGTGGCGCTGCTCCTGATAGTCATCGCTGGTTTGGCCTACTTTATAGCATTGATCCCGGCGACAATTGGGCTGACCCTGCGGTATGGGGAAAAGCGAACCCGATGCTTGGGGTTTCGGTCACGACTCAGCACATTCAGCAAATGGCTGAAGAAGCGTCTGCCAAGCCAGCAAGCCTAAACGAATTCCTGTGCAAGCAGTTAAACATCTATGTTTCGGCTAATTCTGCTTGGGTTGACAGAAGGCATTGGGATGAGTCGGTCACTCCAATGCCGAAAGAAAAGCCTGAAGCTACATTCGTTGCTTTTGACTTGGCTCACACGCGAGATTTGAATGCTGTTTGCACTTTGCACAGATACAGCGAAGAAGATTTTTATGCCAAGTTCCAATTCTTTCTACCGGAAGAATCTATTGACCTAATTCCAAACCACTACAAGAGCATATTTTCTCAGGCTCATGCAAGTGGCATTTTGAGGCTCACGCCGGGTAACGTAACCGACCTTAATGAAGTTGAGTCGTACATTAAACAAGAATGCGAAAAGCACAGCGTTAAAGAAGTTGGCTACGATCCATATAACGCAGCCTCTTTGGTAGCTAACCTGTACGCTGATGGCTTGCCTGTCAAAAAGGTTGGTCAGGGTATGGCTATGCTGTCAAACCCGTCTAAAACTACTGAGCAATTGATTCTGAAAAAAGCTATCCATCACGATGGCAACCCGTTTGTTGGTTGGCAACTAGGTAACTGCGAGGTTTACACCGATGTCAACGGCAACGTGAAGGTCAGGAAGAATGAAGCAGACCCGTCAGCCAAAGTGGACGGTATTATTGCCATGATTATGGCTTTGCACTGCCATTTGGATAACGTGTTTGTCAGTGATTCATTTGGCTTTAGAGCAATAGAGTGGTAAAGTGTAGAAAATTGAGGGGAAATCATGGCAATTTTTGACATTTTCAAGCGTAAAAACACTCAGTCTGAGAGCAATACATTGTTCGGTCAGACCGCCTTGGGTAACAACATTGTTTATCAGGGCAGCGATAAACGTGCTGGTGTTAACACTCAAATCCTCTATGTAACGACTGCCAGCACAACAACTGCTGGTCGCCCGGTAGATATGTCTGTGCTGACCAGAAACAGCACAATCATGTCTTGTGTGGGGGTAAAGGCTAGGGCTTTGGCGCAGTTGCCAATCAAGATTTGCTGCGAAACAGCAGACGGAAAAACCGTTGATGCGATTCGAGGCGAAGGTGTTGGAGCGCGAGATAAGGCCAAAGCCAAGCAAGTTGCCAAGCTATTGGGTAACCCAAACAACTTCCAGAGCAAGTATGAGTTCTGGTATCAGTGGCTTATGTGGTACGAATTGTCTGGTGAAGCCTTTACCCTGTGGTGGAGGAAGGACCAGAACAGTTCTACAGAAACTCCGCTAGAAATGTATGTGCTAGATTCAACGCTAATTGCCGTGAATATCACGCCTACACGTTATCCGACTTTCCGACTGTCTACGCCTAGCTATGGTTTCAACAAGGACCATGAGTTCAAGTATTTCCAAGTGATGCACGGCAAGGAAATGGCTTGGCAAGGCTCTGCTGGCTTTAACAAAGCTATTTTGGCGACTGAATTGGTTGGCCTTGACCAAGACATTGATTTGTACGCCAACTTTGTCATGCAGAACGGTGCAAAGCCCTCTGGTATGTTTGTCACCGATCAGGTTATTCCTGATGGCAAGTACAAAGAGATCGCAGCCCGTCTGAAAGAGGCGTGGAACAACATGACAGGCAGCAAGACCAGTGACCCAAGCAAGCCGGGTCAGGGTATGCTGCTGGATCAGGGCATGAAGTATCAGAAACTAGAGATGCTGACTTTGCAAGACACTGACGCTGCTGCTTTGAAGCTACAGACGATGCGCCGCATCTGTGGGTTGTTTGGTGTGCCGCCTTCTATGATCGGCATCCATGATGGCAAGTTCAACAACAGCCAAACGGCTTTGGATGAGTTCTACAAAACAACCATGTACCCGACAATTGTCAATATCCAGCAGAAATTGACGCAACATTTGCTTGAGGGTTATCCATCACTGTGTGTCGAGTTTGACACTAAGGATTTCCTGAAGGGCGCTCCTTTGGATCAAATGAACTTTGCTACTGCTGGCGTAAAAGGTGGAATAATGACACCCAACGAAGCCCGTAACTACATGAATTTGCCATCTATGGACGGTGGTGATGAGTTGGTTAAAGAGCCTGAACCTGCCGAGCCAATTGCTGGTAGCAGCCCTAAAGATACTGGTGGCGGTGGTGGCAATCAGACCAAAAAGATGAATATAGGCGCTACTTGATATATCATGTACACTGATACACAATATCTGGTAGCATTAGCCAAACAGGTCAAAAGACCTAAACAGTTGCCTGTACTTCTAGGGCAACGCCCTAAAATACAGGACAATAACCAATCCATTGCTTTAGGGGCAATCAATGAAGACATTGAATCTAATCTGCGAAGCCAAGCTAAATCTCAACGAGAAAGCCTCGAACGGCGAACCGTCTGGACAGATTGAGGCTCGCATTACGACTTGGGGCGCACGGGAAGGCGCTGATGGTCGCAAGTTCTTTTATAAGCCAGAAGGCTTTATGCAATGGGCCAAAGAGTTTGCCGAAATGGGCCGACCACTTCCCATGTACGTTAACCACAATGCTGACGCTATTCCCGTAGGAGAGTGGACAAGCATTGAAATGGATGACGATGGCATGAATGCTTCAGGTCGCTTGTTCCTCAACACTACTGCTGGTTCTGACTTGTACCAAGTAATGAAAGAAAGCCCCAATATGTTTGGCGGGGTTTCTGTTGGCGCTTATGCCGAAGAATATCAAATGGTTGATGCTAATGGCGAGGCAATGACCATTGGTTCTGCTGATCCATATGAAGATGGCTATTTCCAAATCACCAAAGGTGGTTTGCGTGAGACTAGCGTGGTCATGCACCCAAATAACATGAAGGCAGAAATCAAAAAGTTGGAATATTTTCGACCTGATGGCTCTGCTGATTTGAAAGTATTGGAAGAAGCCTTGCGGGATGCAGGTCTGTCCAAGCAGATGTCGGTTGCCGCCGCATCTGTATTCAAGACGGTAATTGAACAGCGTGATGCTGTTGAAAAGCCTATTGAAAATGCGCCAATTCAGAGTGATTCTGATGCGGAGGCAACCGCTGAAATTCTTGCTGCTCTTGAGCAACGTGAACTTCTGAAACTCCTTGACAAACGACTTAAAGGTTAAATCATGTCCCAAGTTATCCTCGAAAAACTGGATGCTATCGAAGCTAAACAAGCCGAAAGCATCACTGCTGTTGAAGCCAAAATCCCTGCTGCTGTTGAGGCTGTCAAAGCTGAATTCAGCGAGATGGTTGCTGCTCTGGAAGCCAAAGTTGCTTCTATCAATATGCCTGAGTTCATTCGCACACCCGCAAAGACTGTTCGCCAAGATGTGAACCGTCATGTGCGTGAGCAATTGTCTACTTTCTACAAAGGCAACAACCGTTTGGAAAAAGAACTGCAAATCTTTGCAGACGAAAGCCAAATGGATGCGTACTTGAAAGAAGCCTCTGCTCTGACCGCTGGCGGTGATGGCAAGGGTGGTCGTACTGGCTACGATCCTACCTTCACGGCTTTGCGTTTGATGAACCCAATGCGCGGTCTGTCTCGCACTGTGGCTACTGACGGTTCCTCGTACCAATTTCGTGTTCGCACGGGCAATCCGGGTGAAGCATGGGGCTATGGTATTCAGAACAACGGCGCAGCCACTACTGAAGACACAAGCATCTGGCAATTGGTTTTGCAAGACTTGAACGTGCAGTTCCCAATCCGTACTGCGGCATTGGACGACATTGATGGTTTGGAAGCTGTTGTTGTTGACGACATGCTGGCCTCCTTCAGTCAGAGTGAGGCACTTTCGATGGTGGCGAACAATGACCAAGTTGCACAAGGCGTGAATAACCCCTACGGTGGAACTAACGGTTTGCGCGGCCTTGATAGTTACGGTGGTTCTAACGCCACTTACACTGGTGGCACAACTTCTGCTGCTGCTTTTGGCACTTCTGGCACTGGTTCTTCAAGCGGTCTGCACTCGCTGGCTACTTATGACCAACTGACTTCTAACGTGAACACTGTTGGCTTGAACAACATTGCTTACAAAGACGTTATTAACTTGGTAATGGCTTTGCCGCAGCAGTATTGGACTCCAAACGCCAAGTTCATGGTCAGCCCAATCTTGGCTCAAGCTATTCGTGGTCTGCAAGACACCAATGGTCGTCCAATCTTCAACTCTACTGAGTCGTTGATTCCTGATGGCATCATTGGCAATATGCTTGGCTTTGATGTGGTGATGAACCGTTACTTGGACTCTCCTTTCCAATCTACAGTTGGCGCTGCTGGCACTACTAGCCTGTACCCAATGTACTTTGCTGACTGGAGCCGCTTCCACACCATCGTGGATCGTCTGAACATGGTTATGCGGAGATATGACCAGACGCTTCCAGGATTTATAACATTTTTTGGCGAAAAAAGGCTTGCCACAAGTGTTAGAGATCCAAACGCAGGTGTGCGTTATCGCTCGACAGGTACAGC